GCCTGCGGGTTCCCTATACGCAATTAAAAACGACTTGGGACGGCCTGCGCGTATCACCAGAAGATTGGGAGCCAAAAAACCCACAGTTAACGCCTGCTAAAAATGTTGTTGATGCCACGGCCCTGTTCAACCCACGGCCAGACAATGACCCCGAAAATGTCGAAGTATTCATAGGTTATAATTACGATATATTTGCTGATCGCAGATTAACAACTAATGTTGGGATTGCTGGAACAGCGTTTACGGGGCAAATATCCAACTTTGAAGTAATCAACACATCCCAGACTGGCGTTGGTGGCACAGCAGCGGCTGGCAGCACGTCACTGTTCATTACGACAGACTTTAGCGCGACAGGCGTGGGTGGGTCTGGCGAAGTTGCTACGGTCAGCGCGTCTTACCTAGAATATGCGATAACTGTCGGAGCTATAGCCGCTGGCAACAGATATTATGTTGATGGCGTTCTCCAACAACAGCTTTATTTGCAAGAGGGACAAACGTATCGCTTTGACCAATCTGCGTCTTCCAACAATGGTCACCCATTAAGGTTCTCAACCACAGCAAATGGGACACATGCTGGGGGAAGTGAATATACAACAGGGGTGACAACCTCTGGAACAGCGGGAAATGCTGGGGCTTATACTGAAATAACTGTGGCGGCTGGTGCGCCAACACTTTACTATTATTGCACCAATCACAATCTAATGGGTGGAACATCTTACACCCCAGCATCAGGGACTGTTTCTCTTGCGATAACTGTTCAATCTACAGCCGCTGGCAACAGATATTACATAGATGCTGGAGGCCCAGCGCCAACTATAAGCCTGACAGAAGGCAGCACATATCGCTTCGATCAAAGTGCGTCCTCCAACAATGGGCATCCGTTGCGATTTAGCACAACAGCAAATGGGACGCATGGTGGAGGCAGCGAGTACACAACAGGTGTGACAACCTCTGGAACGCCGGGACAGGCCAATGCTTACACCCAGATAGTTGTGGCTGACAACGCACCAACACTTTATTACTACTGCACTAACCATAACTTAATGGGTGGTCAGCTTAATACTCCAGCATTGACAAGTTCGGGTGGCACTGTCCCAATAGAGCTTGATGAGATCGCAACTGGTGTTGGTGGCTCTGGCAGCGCAGGCACAGGCGTCATTGAAGGGTTGCCGACAGTCACAGGTGTTGGTGGTACAGCATCTGTTGGCAATGTTGTTTCTGTGGAGGCATTCGGTTGGGGAATAGGCGAGTGGGGCCAAGGCGGCTGGGGTGATCTTAATGGAAGCCCACACACCGCTGGTCTGGGTGGCGTAGGTGCCGTTGGAATTGACGGCATTTCTGCGGATGCAATAATCACTGAAACTGGCGTTGGTGGATCGGGTGCCGTGGCAATTGAAGGCATCCAAGCCGATGCAATATTTGATGAAGATGGGGTCGGTGGTGCTGGGGCCGTTGGGTCTGAGGCCGTTGCAATTGACTCAAACCTCACAGTAAGTGGACTTGGCGGCACTGGGGCCACTGGATCAGAGGCAGTGCGTCTTATAACAACATGGGGCGAGGCTGGATATGGAACGGGTCAATGGAATTGAGGATGAATAAATGAGTTACACAACACTCAAAGCCCAAATCCAAGATTTTTTGGAAGATGACTCAACAGAGTTTGTCGCATCAATCGACACGATAATAGCGCAGGCTGAAGAAATGGTATTTCAGCGACTGCCAAATTTGCCATGCTTTCGCCAAACGTCTGCTGCGGCTAATCTTGTGCAAGGCACGGCGTCATACACAATTCCCACGGCGAGAATGATCCGACAGGTATCAATTACCGACACAAATGTTGTGACGTATCTCGACCACAGGGTGGATTCTTACATCCGCGACTATTGGCCCAATGCGGCGACACAAGGCACCCCACGCATGTACAGCACAAATAGCGCAGGAACGGCTGGCACGGTCATTACACTGGCTCCCACGCCCTCTGCGGCCTTGGCCTACAGCGTGGACTTTATCGCGCCTGAGACGGGGCTGAGTAACGGTAATCCCAATACTTGGATCGACACTAACGCTTCTACAGTTTTATTGGCTGCGGCTCTGTACGAGGCTTCTGCGTTTTTAAAAGCGCCAGAGACTTTATCTTTGTATAAAACCCAGTTTGACGAAGCTGTCCAACTTACTGTACAAGAGATGCAACGCGACTACGCAGCAGAATACAACGGAGGCATATAATATGGCTATCACACAGGCGATGAGTACGCTGTTTAAAAAAGACGTGCTTCTGGGTGACCACCACCTAGACACTGACGTAATAATGATTGCGTTGTACACAAGCAGCGCGACACTTAATGCAACAACGGATGGTTACATCACTTCTGGTCAGGTTACCAACGGCAATGGCTACACCACTGGCGGCGTTGTGCTGGCAAACAAGGCAGTAACAGAAGACACCAACAGTGCCAGCACAACTGCTGGAAGTGGCATTTTTGATGCGGATGATCCACAGTGGACAAGCGCAACATTCACTGCTCGTGGTGCTTTGATCTACAACAAAACGCTGGGCGATGCATCTTCAAACGCAAGAGGAGCAATAGCTATTCTTGATTTTGGCGGTGATTTTTCTGTATCTGGTGGTACTTTCCGCATCGTGTTTCCTGCTCCTGATCGAAACACCGCAATTGTAAGGATCGATTGATATGGCTTCATCTTATGATAATGACTTACGCCTCAATGAAATGGCGACTGGAGATCAGTCCGGGGCATGGGGTACGGTTACAAATCTGAACTTGGAAATGATTGCGGATGCCTTTGGTTACGCCACAGAGTTGATTACCACAAACGCTGACACCCACGAAACGGTTATAGCTGACGGCGCGGCAGACGCTGGTAGAGCAATGGTGCTGAAGTACACAGGGGCGCTCGACAGCGCGTGTACAATCACAATATCTGGTGGCGATGCTTCGACATTCACAGTGTCCAAGCTCTGGTACATTCACAACGCCACCAGCGGATCGCAGAACATTATTATAACTAGCGGCTCTGGAGCAAACATCACGATTGCCAACGGCCAGACAAAGTGCGTCTATACCGATGGTGCTGGCGCTGGTGGCGCGGTCATTGATACCTTCGCGGCCCTGTCTGTTGTTGATTTGTTTGTTGATGATGATCTGACGGTTGTTGGAGATATTGACCTTGAGGGCAGCATCGACGTTAACGGCACAACAAACCTTGATGCCGTGGATATTGACGGTGCTGTTCAAATTGATGCAACAGTAAATGTTGGAGTTGATGACACTGGTTATGACGTTAAGTTTTTTGGAGATACTGCCAGTGCATACATGCAGTGGGATGCAAGTGCAGACGATTTAATCCTTGGTGGCGCGGCTGGATTGGTAGTGCCTCAAGATAAATTAACTATCGCGTCCACCGCTGTCACAAGCACTGCGGCTGAATTAAACCAACTAGATGCCATTACTCGCGGCAGTATTCTGTACGGCAATGCTTCTGGTGAGACAGCTAGGTTAGCTGCTGGTGGCGCTGATACTGTTCTGACTTCGGATGGAACAGATTTAAGTTGGGCTGCTGCTGGTGGCACTTTTATGGGAAGTGTTGTTAATGTAACCAGCAGTGGTGAAACCATCCTAACTGCTGCTCAATCAGGTTCTTTGGTTGTAATTTCAAATGCAGCAGCGTCGATAAAATTGCCTACGTCGGCGGCAGGAGTGTTTTTTGGACTTAGGAATACTACAGAAACATCTGTTCCAATAAGAGGCCAAACAAGCGGGGTATTTATAAATTCTCTTTTAGCACCTGTTGGTATAGCGGAAACAAATGGTTTTGCTATTATTGTAGGGATTGACAGCACTCATTGGGCTGCTGATTATGAAGTTTCAACTTCAAACGTAATAACTAAATTTGTAAATACCACTAATTCACAGACTTATTCTGTCCCCTTAACTATAGATAGCACTACTACGGCGATATATATTGCTATTATGTCTGGTTGTGCCGAAGTAGGGTATGGTGGCACAGGCTCGCCACCCACATACACCAATCCGGGGCAACCGGGATCAGGTTTTGGAGAAACCTTAATAACATCTAATTTGCCAACAACATTGACTGTGGCTGGTGCCTATGCCGTAGCTAGTGCTGCCTCCACTGGATATGGGACTGCGGGGCGCATGACCGTCACTAATAGTGGTGGGACTACAGTAAACATTGTTGCCCAACCCGCTTATGGAGCCACAAACTACCAATATACTGCTAATAGTGCGCAGTTTATTGGAGGAACAGTAACGGGGGCTACATTTAACGCTGCGGGTGGTCAGGGGAGATCATACATTGGGGGAACATCCAACCCTTACTACAACAACAGTAATGGTAGATATCCAGGAGGTGGCGGGTCAGGATCAACTGCGGGTGTTGGTGGTAGACCAGCAAACGTAGACGCCACCGCTGGCACACTAAAAGATGATAATGGCGGTGCATGGTCACCTCAGTATACTGGACAAAACGGGAGACACGGTGGCGGCACTGGCGGCAATGATGGGACTGCAACTGCGGGGGGTGCGGCTGGTTCTAAGGATGCAAACTCTATTACTATAACGCCTTATCTTGGAAAAGAGTTTTATATTCCTCCCGGTCATGTAAATTCAAAACCAACATCTGAGGGTTACGATAGTGGAACTTTCTTTGGCGTTTCGTCAGGCTATGGTGGGACAGGTGCATCTTTTGGACGAGCGCCATCAGACCTAATTAATATTCAAGGCGCAGGAAATAGACCACTGTTTGATAATCAAACTGGTGGAAGAGGGGGCCGTGCGTTCTACACGGCAGGTCGTCTTAACCCGCAATGCACAATAATTCAGTTTAAAGGATAGAAATATGTCTACTGAACACGCATATGATACCGTTGTATTGGATTTGTATTCCAGTGATTTGCCTATGACTAATGACAGGGTGATGGCAGTAACGAAACAACTGCTTGAAGCAACAGATTGGATGGGTCTTTCAGACACTCCCACCATGTCAACCGCTTGGGCAACGTATCGTGCAACTTTAAGAAATCTTGAAAATTCTGCAAATTGGCCCTCTGTACTTCTTAGCGAGTGGCCTCAAAAGGTGGTTGAATGAAACTTATCCCCCCAGAATTAGTTTACAAAATAAAACTTGTCAGTGATGAGTTAGAGGCTGCAAGGAAAGAAGTGTATCGAACAAGCTTTAACAACCCTGAGTTTACCAAAGCAAGCAAAGACATTGCTGACGTAACAGCTTGGGTTAAACAAGTTTACTTTGACAATGCCAAGTATAGGTAAGCCTACTTAGGAGTAATAAGTGTATGGATAAGCGCACAGTGGCCTCTGCACACAGCAGAATTGATGACTTAAATATTACCTTTGCTTCCCTTCGCACGGAAGTGACCATACAACACAAAGAACTGTTTACGAGAGTAAAGCGTTTAGAGGCAATTATGATCGGTGCCAGTGCGGCGATTATCTTGATGCTTATCACTGTGCTAACAAAAATGGGGTAAGAGCATGACACCAGAGACGTTTGATAAACTCAAAGTTTTACCGCGCCTGATGATGCTGGCTGTCACGGTGCTAACGTATCAGAGTGTTCACTGGTTTATGTCTATACCTCCTGATCAAGTGACCAATGCACAGGCTGGACTCGTATCTGTGTGCATGGGCGCGCTCACGGGCTGTTTTGGCATCTTCATTAATGGTGAAAAGACATGATGGCGCTTCTGGGAAGTCTGCTGGGCTTCGGATCATCTTTTCTGCCGTCAGTGCTTGATTACTTCAAGGCCAATCAGCAGCAGAAGCATCGCATTGAAATGATGCAAATCGAGACAGAGCTTGCCCAAAAGCGTTCTGAGATGAAGCTGGTAGAGCTAGACAAAAAGGCAGACATCGAAGAAACGAAGGGGCTGTACGCACATGACCGATCTATTGACGCTGGAGGCTTTATCAACGCTCTCAGGGGTAGTGTTCGTCCTGTTATTACTTATGCCTTTTTCGGATTGTTCGTAGCCACCAAAGTGGTCATCATGGTTAAGGTCGGGCAGTCTGGTGGAGAGTGGACAGAGGCTGTTGAGCTTATGTGGGATCAAGAAACGGCTGGGCTTATGAGCGCAGTTTTAGCATTCTGGTTCGGAAATCGGGCAATCAGTAAATATGCAGGGAAATAATTATGGGCTACAAGTTAAGCAAACGAAGTCTATCTAGGCTGGACGGTGTAGACGAAAAAATGGTAGCTGTCGTGAAGTACGCCATAGGTGTTACCAAACAAGACTTTTCGGTAATTTGCGGACTGCGAACAATAGACGAGCAACGTGCTTTGGTTGCAAAAGGGGCTTCGCAAACCATGAAGTCAAAACACATTGACGGTAACGCCGTTGATTTGATGGCTTACTGCGATGGCGGCAGATGGGAACTGAACCTCTATGATGAAATTGCAGACGCTATGAAAGAAGGCGCAGAGGCTGTGGGCGTAAAGCTACGCTGGGGCGCTGCGTGGACTGTTAATGATCTAGGTGCTTGGGAGGGTAGCGCAGAGGACGCTATGAACAGCTATATAGACATTCGCAGATCACAGGGACGTAGGCCCTTTATAGATGCTCCACATTTCGAAACCATGTTCTAATGTCATTGCAATTGCTGAAATACAACGCTGGCATCGTAAAAGACACCACAGAATATTCTGCTGGCAAGAATGGCCCGTTTTGGGTGGATAGCCAACTGGTGAGATTTGTAAACGGATACCCAGAAAAATTTGGTGGCTGGCAAAAAAGCGCAATTTATTCGATTGATCCAGACGGCGATCCTAGCAGCACTGAGACATCGATAGCTGGCATATGCAGGCAAATGTCATCGTGGCGTGGCGTAACCGATGGCGTTGACAGGATCGCGGTTGGCACAAGCAATCATTTGTATATCATTGAGAATAACGCGCTGTACGACATCACGCCGCTGCGGAAAACAACTTCAAACCTCACGAACCCACTCACCACAGCAAACGGCAGCACAGAAATTACTGTCACGGATAACGGTCACGGCGTAAAAACAGGCGACTTTGTTGTAATTAATTCTGCAACGGCGACAGGCGGCATTCCAGCCGACACGCTCAACAGAATGTCTGGCTATCAAGTCACACTCGTTGATGCCAACACATACACAATTGTATCACCGACTGCAGCAAGCAGCACGGCGACAGGCGGCGGCACCACAATTGATATCAAATATTTAATTGGAGAGGCCGAAAACCTTGGAATACAAAGCTCTGTGCCTGCCCTTGGCTGGGGCGTTGGCGGTTGGGGTTTGTTAGGTTGGAACGAGACCAGAACCGTGGCTGACACAACAATACACCTTGAAAACTCTTCGTGGAGCCTAAATATTTGGGACAATGATGTTATTGCCACTTTGAGAAATGGAAAAATTTATTATTGGGACACATCTGCTGGCGTGACAACGAGGGCCGTATTGGTTTCCAGCATAGCCAACGCTGCAAGCGTCCCAGAAGTAGCCAGAATAAGTACGGTATCGTTTCCAGACCGACACTTTATTGTGGCTGGGGCAAGCAAATATGAGGCAGATGGTAGCTCTGGGCCGTTTGACCCCATGCTGGTTCGCTGGTCATCGCAGGAAGAATTTGCCAAGTTTGCACCCACCACACTAAATACTGCTGGCGATCAAAGATTAGAGGTTGGCACAAAAATTGTTGCAATGATCAACAGCCGCGAAGAGACAATCATCAGTACGGATGAGGCTGTCTATGGAATGACATTTGTGGGTGATCCGTTTATATTTTCGTTTAGACTACTTGCGACTGGGGTTGGAGCCGTGGGGATAAACTCTATGATTGCAATCGATGGCAATGCATTCTGGATGGGGCCAAAGTCGTTTTACGTTTATGACGGTGTGGTTAAAGAAATTCCATGCCCAGTTAAACATTTCGTCTTTGACCGTATGCAGACGGCCTTTATCGGTAAAACTGTGGTCGGACATAATGTAGAGTTTAGCGAAATTATTTGGTTTTATGTGTCAGATCAAAACACAGCGACAGATACAGACAATCCAGAGCCAGATGCATACGTAACATACAACTACAATGAGCAGGCGTGGGCGGTTGGAGAAATGGATCGAACTGTGTGGAACGATGCGTTTGGGGCGCGGGAAAAGCCATTTGCATTTTCTTCAGAGGGCTTCCTATACAATCAAGAGACAGGCACAAGTGACGATGGCGCGGCTATGAATTGTTTCATTGAGGCATCGCCCCGTGAAATTACAGCCGAAGGCGAAAATCTGTACATGGTGGATCGCGTTATTCCTGACGCAACAATGGGCGCGAACAGCAATTTATCGCTGTTTATGAACACACGAAAATACCCCAATGGCGCTGAAACTGTGAAGGGGCCGTTTAACATTACATCGACAACCGAAAAAATCAGCACTCGCGTCAAGGGTCGCCAGATTGCGTTGAAGTTCCAAAGCACAGGCACTCAGGATGAGTGGCAGCTTGGCGACTTGCGGATTGATACAAAAATGGCTGGCCTGCGATGAGTGGAACCGCACCCCTCGCAGTATTGCGTTTGCCAAGCCCACCCTCGCAATATCAGCAGGGCTACATGGCGCGTCTTACCAGCACTCTAGAGCTTGAAAAACAGGCGACATATTTTGCCAATTCTTCCAGCTTAAACACGGCGGTACAACAGGCCGAAGCAACAGCGTGGTTTATTTCTTAGATGGCTAATAAATATAAAAATGCAAAAGTTGATCTGACGGGAACGGGCGTGACCGTCTTGTACACCGCGCCCAGCGCAACAACTGCCTTGGTGAAGTCGATCTTAGTATCGGAGTACAGCGGCAATGCAGATACGCTCACGGTAACGCTGACAGACGCCGCCGCATCGCCTGCTATTTTTAGCCTCTTCAAAACGAAAGCAATAGGTGCTAATGCTACGTTAGAGCTTTTAACGCAGCCCCTCACTGTGCAGGAGGGCGAGATACTTAAAGTCACGGCGGCAAATGGAAATCGGCTCCACGTTGTGGCCTCACTATTGGAGATAACCTGATGGCATTTGTACCTCAATTAACGGAAAAACTCATTGCTGCTGAAGTTGTCTCTCCAACTGGCGTTCAGTATGACGCAAACGGCGTGGCGATAACAGATGAGAACGGCGTTGCTCTTCCAGACCCATATGGAAGCCTTGGTGGATTAACTACTGAGGACGGAATGAATGCGTTGCAGCTTTATCAGCTTGAGCAGGCAGAGCTTCCAGAGCTTGAAGATGGGGTGCGATTGCAGGACGTTTACGGTACTGGCGCAGCGCCAATGTATAATTTCTTTAATCGTGTGCCAACGCGCACCGTCACATTCCCCGACAAAACAGATTTTGCTGGAGTGACATTTGAGGGCGAAGACGCCCCGTTTGGAACGGCAGGAAATACTGACTTTAATAATAGCGACCAAAAAGCAATTGCCGAAAGACTACAACAGCAGGCGGCTGGTGAGTTGGGAATGATGGTCGGCGGTAATATTGGTCGGCAGTATTTGTTTGGTGGTGAAGGCATCGCAGATAATTTTGGGAAGGCGACAAGCGAAGGCTTGAAGTCATCTTTTAGTTTTGGAAACAAAGCGCCGGGGGCAGCAGGATTTCAACCAAGCGCAGGCATTGGCTACGGCATAGGTCGAGCGGCTGGTGGCTTACTGGCAGGCGAAGACTTTGGAGATGCAGCAAAGGCTGGCGTAAAGTCTGGTATTGGCGCGGCAATTGGAAGTGTATTTGGCCCTGTCGGCAGCTTTATCGGAGGATCAATTGGTGGGCGTGTGATCTGCAACGAACTACAGCGTCAGGGCGTAATGAGCAGGCAGAACGTACTGTTGGATTACCGCTTTACAAAAGACTACCTGACGCCACAGCACGTCAATGGATATCACGTATGGGCCGTACACGTTGTAAGGCAAATGCGTAAGGGCCGAGGCGTTAAACTATGGCGACACTTGGCCCAACACAGAGCCAACGAAATTGCCTATATCTATGGCAAGCGCGACAAGCCCGATTATCTGGGAAAGATTTATCGAAAAATTCTGGAACCAATCTGCTGGTCGGTTGGCTTCTTCTGCGAAAAAACTGACTGGTCTGTTCTATATAAAGCGAAGGAAGCGTAATGCCTAATAAAGATATGATGAAAGCAGAAATGCCAGATATGCCAGATATGCGTGGCGCAAATATGCGAGAAAAAAAACGCCCACAAAGAGATATGGGGCAAGCATCGCCAGAAATCGCGGCTGCTCTTGTATCGCGTCTGGGTGGCATGTCTGAGCAAGAACTTGCAATGCTCGACAGTGTCATCACACCAGAAATAGCCTCAGTGCTTATGAAGCTACTTCCAGAGCTTGCAGAGCTTATTGCGGCCATAGAGGGTGGCGCAGGCGGTGGACAAGCTCCTATGCCCCGTCAGATGGCTTCTGAGGGGCAAATGGGCGCACTGGGCGGCATGGGCTAAAACTGAAAGGCTGAACAAATGGTCGATATCTTTACACCGACATATTCCACGCTACCGTCAACGTCTGACACGTACAGCGCAAACGAAATACCAACGTGGATGTCCACCGCTGGGCGAGATATCTTTGAAAATGTGTCTGAACTGTCAAAAACTCCATACCCAGTGTATGAGGGTGACAGGCTTGCAAGCTACGATACGTTCAATCCTGCCGTGGGCGAAGATGGATCATTTATCACGGACGGCAACAACAAGCTGACCACCTCCGAGCAGGAGGGCTTGGGAATACTTGGCAGTCTTGATGACACGTTCCAGCCTTACTTAGATGACTACAATACTGCGAGAGAGGGATTGGGCCTTGGGTATGGGGCTTCAACCCGTGAAGCTCTTCTGGGCGATCCGTTTAGTATGACCACGGCACAGCCGTTTATGGACATCTACCAAGACGCCATGAACCCTGCCGTGCGTGAAATCGAAGAGCAGACAATACGATCTCAAATGGATGCGCGGGAACGCGCTGCTATGGGGGGTGGTTCGTTTGGGTCACGTCTGGGCATTATGGAAGGTGTGGCCTCTGGAGAGGGCGCACAGGCCGCTGGAGACCTCAGAGCAAAGGCAGGACGCGAAGGATTAGACTTTGCCGCTGGTCGCTACGACACAGACCGCACTGCGCGGTTTCTTGCTGAAGATAAATTGCGAATGGGCTACGAGACCGACGAGGCTTCGCGACTTGGAAAAATGGATGCCATTCAGGCGGCTGGAAACATGGCGACAGACCTACAGGCGCAAACGGCGCAGGGTCTTATTACTGCTGGCGAGGCCGAAAGATTGCTGGATCAACGGGCGCTTGACTTGGCATACGCTGATTTTCTTGATCAGCGTGATTATCCTATGGAGCAACTTAACGCTGCATCCGCAGCACTAAGCCAGACCCCGTATTCCACCACCAGTCGCGGCTATGATTTATCCACGCAAATGACGGCAAACCCATCCGTATACGGGCAGGCACTGTCGGCACTTGGGACTGGCGTGAGCGCGTATAATTTGTTGAAACCAAAAGGTACAAGTGAATAGGTGAAAAATGGCCGTTGAATTTGACAAAATGATGGGCGCATTGGGAATGCTTTCGGGCAGTAAGGCTGGAGCGCAGAAAGCCTTTGACGCAGCCAGCGCCATGTACGCCCCCGTTGAAGAGGCCAATCCTTGGGAGGCCAGCCTGCGGTTCTTTTTGGAAATGGGCAAGCAGGCATCACAGCCCGGCGCTACAGTATTTGGGTCGGCTGTTGGGGCTGGCCTTGTGCCGCTTGACTATCTTGCCGCCAAAAAGAAAGAGAAGCGCGACAGGGATCAGAAAGTGGCCTCTACGGCGTTTAGCCTTGCGCCATCGCTGAAGCCGAAGGCGGCGACATACCGCGATCCGAAAGAATACATGATTGAAATTCCAGTCTTGGATGACAAAGGCAAACCAACTGGAGCTTTTCAACCAGCATACCGTGACTTCTTAACAGCCAAAGGCTTTGCCGATCTGCAAAAACAAGGCGCGAGATTTAAAAGTGTTGATAAGACAACTGGGACAGGCAGCACTTTCAAAGAGCGTAAGTTTTATAAGATTGGCTTTGATCCTGCTGTGGTTAAAAACGAAAATGATGCCGCTGGTTTTGAAGCTCAAGGCTGGAGTTCTGTTCCACCAGTAGATTGGACAGACAGTAAAGGTGCTACATCAGAAGATGCAGCAGAAGTTCAATCAAGTAAAATACTTGATAGCGGCGTAGTTGTTACCGTAATGAAAGACGGTACTTCTAAAGTATTAGACGGGGCTGGAAACGAGTTGACAGGAGATGCCCGTACTGACGCTATTAGAATAGCAGAAGAGCGTGGCATAGAATTGCAAGGTGATAGATCAGGCGCAAGACGTGCTGCTGTTGTTGGCGTAGATACTGCTTTAAGTGCGTTTGAAAAAGTCGGACAAATTAGAACAAATATTTCAAATCTTAATGAAGCAAAAAGATTGGTCGTTGAAGAGGGCGCAAACACTGGTGTTATTGAAAGTTTGTTACCAAGCTGGAGAGCGTCTACCATTGAGCTTCAAAATGTCAGAAGTAGTCTTGGCTTAGATGTTGTGGGGTCTGTAACATTTGGCGCTCTTAGCGCAGGCGAACTTAGCCTTGCTTTGAATACAGCACTACCCACAAATTTACAAGAAGAGGCATTGGCTGATTGGTTAGATCGCAAAATAGATGCACAGCAAAAATTGTCAGAATATCTTACAAGGCAAGCAGTATATTTGTCAGATGGAGATAAGACAGTAGGTGATTGGTTAAGATTTGAGAAAGAATACCAAGAAAAACGTGAACGCCAAGAAGCGGAGCAAAGACAGTCTGGAACAAATTATGATTTCACTAATATGTCGGCTGCGGATATGGCCGAAATTGATGTTGGCACTTTAACAAGTGATCAGTTTGATGCTTGGGAAGAACGTATGGATGAACTGGGGCTTTAATTATGACAAAAGAAGAAAGAATTAGAGCGGCCAGAATACGTCAGGCGAAAGCACGGCAAGCCGAAGCTAAAAAAGCAGAAACCGCTACTGTACCCGTCACTGCTGATCCAATGGTTCCACGCGCTGATGATGGCGCGGTCACAGTGCAACCTAAAAAAGCCTCTGTTCCACTGCGTCAGCAAATGTCCCAAGAAGGGCGTGAACTGGCTGAACAGGCAGCAACAGGTTTTAACATGTCTGGTGAGGGTGGCATTGTTGATGT